AGATTGAGCTGTTCTGCTGCCGACAAGATGGCGGGAAGGTCAACCTCAGCCTCATTTTGCAGGACTTTTTCTATGCATTTGTAAATAACCTGATTGTTCTGATTTCCAAAACTTCCATGGTCAAGCAGGTCTGATATTTCTACGTAAGATTCTAGCCCATAGGTAAATAAACCCGCCAAAACGGCGCGCTCCGCACCTATATCTGATAACTGAGGACTCATTGATTATCTTCCTGTACAACGATTGCACCGATGAAATTCGCCATAGATAAGATTTTCATTGATAGAGAATTCTCTACCGCAGACGTGGCATTCTACTTGCCTCTTATTGGGCTTGCCTCTCTTTCTGGGCGTCTTTTCAAAATTGGGAGTCTCCACATCTCCAAACTCCCCTGTATCTTTCCATTTGTTTTTTTTGAACTTCACTGGTGTCTTCCTATTCTTCGAGGTATCGGGTCTTGTAACCTTAAAATCTTCTGTTACGGTTGGTTCAGGTTCAGATGGATTTATCTCCAGAGACTCTTCTCCTGTTGTTTGAACTCCCATAGTTTCACCTACGGTTTTAAAGATATTTTCAAATTGTTTCTTCTGTTCACCATTTAAGGATTTAATGAACTTGACCATGTCTTCTGGATTCATTTTCTCTTACCTTTTTCAATTAAAATATCTGCCTTTCGACGAACGTTATACTCTCTGCTTTTGAGCATCTCCAGCCTGCTCTCTGCTGTCATTAACCACTCGTTGATATTCTTTGCTATAATATTATTTCGCTTTATGAGATCAACTTTTGTTTCGTATTTCATAAATTGCACTTCAATTTCTGCTACTTCACTGGCTACAATGCTGCCTAGACTGTCTTTGCACCACCTAACCACGTTCTCGGATGATGCCCTCTGCCAAGCTATGTGATCCGCATACTGGTATAACTGATAAGCATAATGAAAGCAATCGTCCTGAGTTAAGTTCTCCATTTGCTCTACACTCAGCGTTTCGGCCACGGCAAATTCTGGACTGAACTTAGTCGGCGCTATATTGCTTCCGGTTACGTAAGTATCGATTCCAGACAGAAACTTTTGTAGTCTATCTGCTACGCTCAATTTTCTCCCTCCAATGATCTATGTCTTCGTTCCATTTTAGTTCAACCAACGTGATGTCATTGATTCTACACCATTCTTTTTTATCTAGGTCGCGTTTCTTTGCTTTTGCAAACCCTGCTTTGCTTTTATGAAAAAATGGAACAAACTCATAGTGTTGTCTGCCATGAACTTCAACCCCCATTTTAACATTTGGAATTAGGAAGTCAAGGTATAAAACAGATTTTCTTGCCGGATTTACCGATCCCGGTAGCTTTACTTCTTCTAGTATATTGTAACCATGAAACACTTGGTGGATAAGGTCTCGGGCTTTAGAGTGATACTTGGATACCTTTAATCTGTCATTGCTCATGTACTTTTTGAGGTCAAGATTGTATTCCCTTCCGTTCAGTCCTACGACTTTCACAGCAGGATCTCTTTGATCTGGTCATATATAAAGCTAGTTATCGTCTCGTTGTTCTCTAAGAATGAAGTTAATTTTTCCATACCTTGGAATTTAAACGCCTTCTCTACTTCTTCGTCTGAGTCTGGGTTCACGCCGATTTCTGTCAACCAACTTCTAATCGTGGGATCGTCTTTGTTTTCAATAGCTGTGCTGAGCGTGTACCAAGCTCCGCTACGTTTGACCAGCGCAAACTCATTTGCAATTTGAGCTATCTCTTGTACCTCATCAATACCCACACCATACCTAATCCAACTCATTGCCGTAGAGTTGGGGATGCCTCCAGCAGCAGAAGTTTTAACCACCCAGTTGGCCACTTGCCCTACATCTCTGCCGCTATCATTGGTGGCGTCCCATTTGCCCCTGTGTGTTATTACCATGTTGGTTCCAGCTTGGAACTGTAACATGTTCCCGCAGTCAGCCATCTTTGCGGGTGCCCATCTACTACCGCCAGTATTAGCAATATTATGGGTGATAAAAATGAGAATGGCCTTAGTTCTTGCGACATCATTGCTGATTCTTTTTAAGAACATAGACAGTAAGCGGGGTAGGGCATTACGAACACCGGTACGAATTTCTCCATCTAGTTCGTCTTGCGGGACCATGTTGGAAGCAGAGTCTATAATAGCCACTAGATCTGGAGTACCCTTGACATGTGCCTCCAGAGTATTTAAAAACTTCTCAGCAGAGACAACTGGCTGATTATCGGTTGCCTGTACGATTTTAATTTCTTCTATGTTCAGGTCTTTTATGCCTGTGAAATTTTCCTTGGTCAGGCGGCCCTCGGTGTTAAAGTAGTACACCTTTTTACCGGCCCTTTGCGCTTTAGCTGCGAAATAGAGAGCGGTAGTCGTTTTTCCAGTCTTTGGGTCGCCCGTGATCACCACGCAGCTACCCTCTCTCAATCCTCCACCGAGAGCAATGTCTAATGCTGGAGATACGCCTAGAGTCTCAAATTCTTCTAAGCTGGCCAGCACTTTGCTGCCAGACTCAATAATATCCCCATATTTACTGTTGATCTGATTGCTTACAATGTCGTCGTCAAATGTGACTTTATTCTTCTTCTTCGGCATACAGGTCGATGCTCCTGAGTTTGTCTATTTGTGATCTCTTGCCAAAAGTCTTTTTTCTAGATTTGGCATTATGTTTTAATTCTAAGTCTTGCTGCTTGTCCGAATCTTGAGAGATGAGACACTCGTACTTTTTAATAATCTCTATGGCTTTCGGGTGTTTGAGTGAGAAGATATTTGCTCGATTAAACTCTTCAGAATTTACTGCCTTAACAAGGGCTTTCTCACTAATCTTTTTATCATTAAGCAAACTGTTTGCCAGAGTCATCTGGTACCGAAACGTGTGCTTCCAAGGTTCGGTATTCCAAAACTTGAACGACAGAGAACCTACATTTTTGTACTCTGCCTTTTTCTTGCACATAATCTCTGCAACATAAGCCGCACAGGTGCAATGATCGCCCGTGCTCTCGTGCTGGTACCTACTCTTCTCAGTTCTCTTGCGTTTTTTCATTGTAGATGATCGCCTCTTCAAAACATTCGTCGATTTCATCAGTTAGTTCCTTCTCGACTATCAATTCGGGTGTAAGCCACATCTTTTTGTGCATCTTGCCGCCCTCTAGTCTTCCCGTAGTGTAATACTGCCTGCTTTCACCACCCATTTGCCCCATGACAGATCTGACTAGATAAACAGCTTCAGCGTCCTCAACATCTATTGTAACCTCGTGAGACCTAAATTGCAAGTGTAATTCTTCAACAAACACGCCATTATTTTTGCACGCCTGCTTGATCAGCTTCCATCCAATTTGGTGATCATAAAAGAATTCTTCGCCATTGGTTAGCTTACACTTAATCCAAACAGCATCCTTGTTGGTCCGGTATGCTTCCAGCCACTTATCATTGTTCATTTTATACTCGTTATGCATTGATTTTTACGGACACCTTGACCCGACATCTTTCCTCTCAAATTGTCTGCCATTTCAGAGGCATTAGGAGTCATTACAGTAGACCCTCCGTTGCGTGCAAATTGCTCGCTAATGTCCTGTGGGGTAGACTCTTTTTTGCATTTTGCAATATGCTTCTTTACTATTGGTTGCGCCCTGTCCAAATCCTTGCAGAGTGTGTTGAGGTCGTACTCCTCGCAAAAACTCTCTATGTAGAACTTCTCGGATTTACTAAGTGGTCCTTTTTTAGTCATTGGACATTCCCCTTCTGGCTCTGGTCATGTAAACAGAATTGTTAGTTTTCAGGTATAGCATGTAGAAATCAAAAGTGCCCTTAGATACTGGCGTCATTTTCGTCTGCAAGTCTCGCGTTCGGTTACCGTATGACCCCAAGGGGTCAAGAGGCACGCTTTGATATACCCTTATATAATATGTCTCTCGGTCATTTTTTACAATTACTTTTGCATAACTTTTCTCTTTTGTTTCAGAATTTATCTGTTTGGCGTTTTTGTTAAACAATATTTCTGTACGTTCATCAACAGGGGTGTGTTTTTCTACGTATTTCATTTTTTACCCTTCATTATGTATTCGGCCTTTTGCTTCTTAGTCATCTTGTTTATATCCTCAGATGAGGCGGTTCCATGTTTATGATACCAAGGTTTTTCGGGTTGAGCAGACTGTTCCTTGTGTTTAGCTGCATCTTCTCTTGCCCTACCCATGTCAATTTGAGTGCTGCCACCCTTGATAAATCCATGACACCCACCGGTAATTATTCTCTGCAAGGTCTTCTTCTTGCATTCCGGGCACTTGACAAGGGGTGGATCTCTCATTTTTTGGGACACATCGGTAAGAATGTTGTCACAGTTGGTACACTTGTAGTCATATAACATCTTTATTCCTCCAGAGCCTGTAATATTCTGCCAAGCAGACCGTTGCGCTGTATGTCAGAATAGTTTAATTCGCATATGCCGACGCCCTCCACAGAAGACAACCGATCTATGCACTCGTGAAGTCCACTTCTGCCTCTAAGGTCTGTTTGATCCAC